CTTGTCATACATTAATCTATCGTTTTGTATTTCATTGACGTAAAAAAACACCACAGCAATTGATCGGGCAAATTCTTTAATTTCGGGGTTATCGGGTTTCATTTTTTCCCATTTTAACACCATTTCTGCACAATAAGTAAAAGCGCCATAATATTCAAGGTCTTTTAAATTATTTATTTTTTTATTCATTGATAACTGCTTTATCATCTACAATGTTGTAGGTATGGAACAAATCGTGAATTGTTGAATAATTAAACAAATAAGAAACATTGCACATTGAACAAATATTAGTGCAATCATTTAAAGTTAATTGACCAACAAAATGATTATTAGATAATGTGTCATACAATTTTTCTGCAATAAAAGGATATTTTTCCTTTTGCACATTGTAAATTGATAAAGGATCAGATTTAAGTAATTCAAACAAGGTAGGATATTTCATAATTTTAATATTTAATGTTTATCAAATATAACACTTATCTTACATATAAACAAAAGTTAATAAAGTTACTTTAGGTTTTATTTATTAAACTTGCCCAATCTTCTTTGAGTAAATAAATTTCCTTTTCTATTTGGTGTTTCCTCCAAAATGTAGTGCTTGGCATTTTTTTGTTCAGCATTTCTAAATCATCTAAACCATTTAACCAAAAGTAATATGTTCCTTTGGGATCACTAACAAAATATATTTTTACTATATCTTCATCAATTTCCATAAGTTTATCGTATTTCTTCTTTTCAATAAGTTTAGTGTCATAATATTTTTTCCTAAATTTCATTTCAACTACACACTTATTTCCTTTTGGTGTTTTTCCAATAGCATCATAACATAAATTCTGATCACCGACCCATTTTAAATCCCAATCGTCAAACGAATTAAGAAACCATATTAATGCTTTTTCAAATTTATTCGTGGTTGTTATTTTCATAGAGGTCGTTTAATTGAGCAATCCATTGGTTAATGGTGTTTGGGTTGCAGGTGCAAGGTTTATAAAATTTATGCTTAAAATACTTAGAATGCATTTCGCACACCATATTATACTCAATTTGAGATATTTTGCTTTTTGTGTTGGCTCTAAATTTTTGCCAATCTATTTGGTCTATTTTATCCATTTGTCTAATCTTTTTATTTCAATTTCATTCCATTGTTCCTTTCTACGATCACAACCACAATCCTCAATGCCATAAATTTTTGTTATTTTTTTTACCAACCATTTTATACCCGTATAAGTGGTAATGGTTTCAACTAAATTTCCAAGTTTCATATTTTAGATATTAATATTTGTTTTATTCTTTTTACTCGCCTATAAATTGAATAGTAATCTATCCCCGTTTGTTTTGAAAGTTCCAACATTGATTTGTTTTCTAAAAATATCAACTCATAGATTTTTTGATCATATAAATGCCAACTGCTTATTTCTTTTTTTATTAAATTTAATTGTTCCTCGTACTCATATTTTGAGATATATTTTGATATGTCGGATATAGATGGCTCATAAAACGTATTATAGGTAATTTTCTTTTTTCTGTGATAATCTAAAAACAAATTACGCAAAACCTTAAAAATAAAATATTCATTTATTTCTGTTTCATTGTACATTATTGAAGCATCATACTTACCATTCCATTTATGGATTTTTAAATACATATTTTGGACTATATCTTCGCAATAATTGTGCATACCAAAACTGCGAACAATATTTATCCACTTATTATGTTGCGTTGCTATTATGCCTAAAACATTCACCAAATAGTTATTTTAATTGCAAAAATCAAAAAACAAAAATCAAGGACTTGGTAATAATCTTCGGGGTCATATTCCTCTATATCCATATTACCATTCGTAACTTCCATATAGTGATCATAATATAAAAAGCCAACTGCCCAACCTTTTATCCAAACCCATTGTATCGCATAACCATTATAATTCATCTTTTTTATCTATTAATTTAACTGCTTCATTTAAGTGGTGGATCATTATGTAAAGTTCTCCGATTGCTTTTTCCAACCTTTTTAACCTTTGTTCGTTGGTTTGTTTTTTATTTTTCATCAAATAAGTGGTTTAAATTCCTCTTTTATAGGTGCATCAAGTAATTTTTCCCCGTCAATTTCAAATCCTACATTGTTTGGTATACTTGTAAATTGGATTGGATCGTCCATTGAGGTTGGTCGCCCACCCGTTTCAACTTCTTTTACCTTTCTAACGTGGATCATAGATTTAGTCCAATCACTCGGGTGTTGCGTGTATCGGTGTATTACTATAAAATCATCTGCTCGGTTTACAAATTTACCACCACCTTCAACATCACTCGCTAATGGTGGGATCGGGTGTCCAACATAATTGTGCCCAATGGGGTGTTTTATTCGCAATGCTGTGGTATTTGCGTGAGTATTTAACCAAATAGTGATCATATTTTTTTTGCAAAATAAACGCATTTCAGTTGTAGCTTGGTAATCATATTCGTGTCCACCAATTCCTTTCATAATTTCGGGATCTTTTATTAATGAATTATAAGGATCAATTAGTAATCCGTCATAATTCCAAGCATTTTTTACTGATTGTGCCAATTCAATTAATTTTCTATAAGTGTATAGTTGGTTAGTATCAATTATTTTAAAATTATCATCAATATAAGATAAATGTGCTTTGTATTGTTTATCTGATATTTTATTAAGAGGTTTTTGTTCAATGAACTCAACCAATTTCCTTATTAAACTATGTGGCTCGTTCTCAGATGAGAATATAAGCCACTTTAGGTTATGCTTTTTAGTGTATAGCAACATCATATAAAGAATGACTGTTGTTTTTCCTACGTTAGCGTGTCCTAAAACCACGTTAAAGTTGCCGGGTTTAAATCTTAGGTAATCATCTATTTTAGGAAAACCTAATTTTAATCCTTCTTTAATTTCTCCCGAACGTATTTTGTCCAAATGGGAATAAGTTTTGTTTAAATCAATTAGCATTTTGGTAGTGTTTTATTGTTATGAGTTAAATATATTAAAAAAAGTTGATAAATTATAATTTAAATTTCAAAACTTTTGTTTTAAAGTCATTTTCTACCGACCAATTACACACTTCACTATGATCAAAAAACCAAATTTTAGCATCATTGTAACCATTTGTGGTGTTTTTTAGTGGTTGTATAAACATATATTTGTCTATCAATTTTTTAGTATTGTTGTGAGAATTATAATTTACGATAAGTAATTTACCATAATGTGGAATGAATTTTACATCTATTTTATGATCACTAATAACTATATCTGCTTCAACTTCGGGTTGAGTGCCTAAATAACTTAATGCTTTAAAATCAATATTTAAAGTTTGGAAATAGTATTGTGCAATCATTTCTGCTAATATTCCTTGTTCATTTAGTTCCCTTGTTTTATCTCCCCAATAGTAATTTTTATGCTTATAATTTTGGTGCATACCTTTAGTTCTATCATTGGCAAGTTCCAAAGACAAATGATCAAATAATTTTGGATATTTAATTTCGTAATATTTCATAAAAAAAGGGGGTTTTTACACCCCCCGTTAATTAAAATGGTAAATCACTATTGTCCTCTCGGTCGGGCATATGAGCGCCTGCTGTTACTTCGGGTTTTGCAGTAGGTTTAAAGGTTGAAAAACTTGCGTAAAGTTTATCGTTTTTACTTCTGCACAAGGATATCCTCGCATTACCTTTGTTGGCTTCAATTACATCTTTATGTGTGATTAATAATTCTGCCATTTTTTGTGCATTAAAGACCAAATCATATTCGATCCATTCTTGTTTATTGTCGTTGATAAAAAATCCGTCGACTAATACATTGTTACTCATTGTTTATAGATTTTGATTATTATTATTTTTTAAAACTTTCGCTTTCATCTTCGCCAAATACTCCTAATTCGTAAAAACCCGTTAATTTTAAAACAGCTCTACTCATTGCTCGTTTTTCAGCCATTTCAGCAACGTACCAACTATTTGTGTTTCCGTCTTTGAAAGTTAATCCTTTGTAAGCGCTACCAAAGGTTTGTATTTTTTTATCGTCTTTTATCGCAAGTGCTTTCATTACAGCAAAATTCGTCTCACATTTGATCACTTCATAATCAATGTAAATTTGCTCAATTGCTTGTATTTTGTCAATACCTTGCCGAGTTATAATTGTGTAGTGTTGATGCTTAAAAAAATCATCTTTTTGTAGATCATACTTATTGTATAATTCTAATAATTTGTCTTTTTTCATTGTTTAGTTTCTAAGGTGGAATTAGTAAAATAATTAAAGCCAAATTGCTGTTTGGCAATTTCGAGTTGTGCAGTATTAAACTCACATTTTTTCTCTAATCGGTGGACTTCGGTTTCAAGAGCTTCAATCCTCGCTCGCAGATAATCTGTCATTGGTATAAATTTTAAAGTTATATTCAAATATATGAAAAAAAGTTAATAAAAAAAAGGGATAACAAATAAATGTACCCCTTTCTTTAAACAATAAAACTTCCTACCAAAGAAGTATTAAACAAATCTATTCAAATATACTAATTAAATTTTAAATTTTCGTTTTTATAGTGATCAATTATTTCTTGTATCTCAAAATTTGATAATTTTATGGTTTTTCTTGCGTCTTGCATTAGTTTTTCTGACATTTTACCACCAAATTTTTTATCAAGGTACAAACCAAATTTGTATTGCTCACCATATCTAAAAACATTGCAACCCGCACATTGTACTTGACAATTGTTTTCATTCCAACGAGTGTTGTAGTGTTTCCTGCTTTGAAAATGTCCACATTGTAATTTTTTCCAATGATCAACTTTCCCACAAGTAAAACATTCAGTTATTCCTAATTCATTAGCATTTCTTCGTCTAATAAATTCACTGAATACTTTATCTGCAAGTTTGACTAATTTTGACCTGCTTGGTTTTTTTGATTTTTTAGATCGCATTGTCCAATATTTGGATCATATGTCGTATCTCACTACGTTCAAATTTACCTTCTATTGTTGCGTTGTAGGTTTTAAAAGTAAAATAATACATATCTTTTTCTGTATCACCTTTTTTTTCTGTTTTACCTAAAGATTTTAATTGTAGATCGAAATTCATTTTGTGTATTTTATCTGTTTTGGAAAGTTGCACTTGTCAGTTTTTCTTTATAAATTTACACTAATATAATAAATTATTTTTTAATAAAAATAT